CTAATGATTCCACTTCAACAATGCAACCATCGACAAATAAGTCAATTAAAATGAACCAAAATTTCCGCAATTCCGTTATTTTTGATCTGGATGGATGCCTGTTTGATGATTCTTGGCGCAGAGCTATGATCAAAAATGCAAAAGATGATCGTGATTACGACGAATACCACAAAAACTTGATCAGGGACAAGGCAATACCGCATTCCGTCTCAGTGCTTCAAAAAGAGGTTGGCGCTGGCAATTATACCGTTTTCATCACGGCCAGACCACTTAAATATTGGGCAATCACTGTTGCTCAAATCAATGAAACGTTCGGGCTCCAAATTGAGCGTGATTATTTCATGTATATGAGACCGAATGATGACAGGCGCAAATCGGTTGAGTTGAAGCGCGCAATTGCAGAAAAAGTCAAAACGGCCGTTAGCGCAGCAGGAGCCAAAATTATTTGTGCTTACGATGATCGCATGGATGTCGTTCGAATGTACAATGAGATCGGAATCGCTGCCAAAGTGATGAATTTGGACGGTGTTTTCAGCATCGATGAAAAAACAAACGTCGCGCATGCCGAACGAATTGCAGTGTCTGGAAAGCCCGACTGGCTTGCAGAGGCCGTCGATGCTGGTGCAGGCCATAGGAGCGCAGCGGACATTCTTGCGGCGACCGCAGACCTGTTCCGCGAGCGCAACGCCGTCTACAAGGACAACTACAAGACGGTTGGCAAGGTGATGGCCGCGCTGTTCCCGAATGGCGTGCAGTTGAAAACGGAAGATGACTACAACTTCTGGCACCTGTTCGAGCTAACCATTGTGAAGATGACCCGTTTCACCAACAGCGGAATGCGACACGTTGATTCGCTGCACGACATGATGGTGTACGTGGCAATGTGCGAGGCTACGCTGGATAAGCACAAGATCAAGTCCGGTCTGGACTAAATTTGCCGTTCCCTTTCCGTTCTATTACTTAGACGGGTATAATTGCTGCGTTCGGTATTTAAATCAAAATTATACGAACGATAATAATTCACAACAGCTTGGAGTAATAACATGGTAAATAATAACCTCAGCATCATCGTGACTGGCGGCGAATCCGGTCTGGGCGCGGCAATCACTGACGAATTGATTTCGTCCGGCCACACCGTCCACACCTACGACATCAAGAACGGCGATGATGTCAGGCGACCGTCTGAGTGGCTGTCTGTTCTGTCGAAGGTCGATGTGCTGATCAACTGCGCCGGAATCAACCACAACCGCTGGTTTGAGGGCGTCACAGCCGACGACTTCAACGATATGATGATGGTCAATGCCTTCGGTATGGTGGCTATGACCCAGGCCGTCCTGCCGCAGCTAAAGGAATCAAAGGGGACCGTGATCAACATCGTGTCCAACGCGCACTCGATGCCGATGACGTCTAGCCTGAGTTACAACGCATCGAAGGCTGCAGCGCTGATGATCAGCAAGCAGATGGCCCACGAGTTGACCAAGAAATACGGAATCACCGTTGTCAGCGTATCGCCAAACAAACTGGCAGGCACCGAAATGTCAAAGCAGATCGAGGCCAACGTGGTAGAAACGCGCGGCTGGACGCCGGAATACGCCAAGGAATACCAGATGAAATCACTCATGCACAACCAGGAAACTCCGCCAGAGGCAGTGGCACAAATGATCTGCCACCTGATCGACAGCGACGGCATCCACTTCATGTCCGGTTGCGACATCCCGTTCGGCAAGTAATTCATACACCAACAAGGAACAGACATGGCAATCAAGCCTTTCAAAATCGAACAAATCGCGTTGTGCCCGAAAAACCCGACGCTGGCACGCGAACTGCTGACCGACCTTGGTCTGTACGAGTGGTTCCTGGACAGCGTCCATGCGAGCGGCTCGGTGTTCGGCGCTCTATGCGACAACCACGCTCTGCTCTCGTTCAACTACCAGGCAGGAAACGGCGTGGACGCCGAAGCCGGCAAGCCGTTGGAACTGGAAGTCCTGCACTACACCGCTGGACGAAACTGGATGGACCGCGCGCCTGGCACCGTATCCCACCTGGGCATGCATTGCTCTGAAAAAGAGTTGGACGAATATCGCGCATATTTCAAGTCCAAGGGCATCGCGGTTGCGCAGGAAGTCAAGACCATCGGCCATACCAACCAGAACATTGCCAATTCGCGGCGCTACAACTACGTCATCTTCGATACGCGTGAAATCCTCGGAGTTGACCTGAAGTTTATCGTCCGTCTGCCGTATGGCGCTGATGTCGATAAGCACATCGCCGGAAACACCTTGATCCGTCGCGCGTTCGTGGATACTGCCGATCAGCAGTAATCGTCCATGTCGCGCGAGTCGTTAGCGGTATAATTGAAAAGCGGGCTCAAGTCCGCTTTTCTCGTTTTAGAATCACCAAAGAACAAGGAGCGCACGTGACGCCGCTTTTCTCAGTATTTGATACGGAAACAACCGGGCTTACTGCACATCCAGAGGCTGACTTGAAGTTACAGCCGCGCACAATCGAGTTCGCTGGTCTGTTGACGGATGGAGTTGACATAATTGACACAGTTGAATTCATCTTAAACCCTGGAATTGCAATCGAAGAGATCATCACCAAGATCACGGGACTGACAAATGCTGATCTGGAGGACAAGCCGGACATGGAACAATACATTGGCGCCATGGCAGACTTTTTTGGGCGCTCCAAATATTGCATAGCGCACAACGCATCATTCGATAAATCAATCCTCAAGTACGACTTGGAACGGCGCGGCAAGGTCCTCGCAGACATCAATTTCCCGAAGCCGATTTGCACGGTGGAGCAGACCTTTCAGCAATTCGGCAGACGTATGAAGCTCCAAGAGCTTTATGAGTTGTACTTTGGCCCATACGAGCAGAAGCACCGAGCACTGGACGACGTCATCTTGCTGCACAAAGTTTGCCAACGCATCGGCCTGTATAAATCTCTCGGCGGAAGGGCCTGTGATGAATAATTTTCCACAACTGCGAATCCGAACCGGCTACACGTTCCGCGAGGCATACGGTCGCACGTCTGAAGTGATCGAGCGGCTCAAGGAAATCGGCACATGGTATGCGGCCATCGTTGACGCAAACACTTGGGGTCACGTTCGCTTTGAGAAGGATGCCGCCAAGCAAGAGATCAAGCCTGGATTCGGCATGGAAATCCCAATCATCGAATTGGGCGATGATGGCGAATCCGTTGGATTCAAACCGCGCGCGTGGATGCTAGCGCGTGACACGCGGAAATTCTACAACGCAACCACCAAGTCTGTACAGGCCAAAGGCCTGACGGCAGACGGGTTTGGCGCGTTGGAAGGTGTCATCAAGTTCTCTGGCGGCGCTCTGGACCGCCTGCCAGACGGTTCATTCGATTTCATCGACATCAATCCGTCCAGCCTAGTTCATGCTGCGGCAGGAGTCAGGCGGCACCGCTCAACCGGCATCCCGATGGTAATCACCAGTTACAACGATATGCCGCACCAAGACCACGCCAACTATGCTTATGCGTGGGAAGTGCGAGATTCGGTTGGGATTAGGCATATCGCGACCGTGGATGAGATTTGGTCTGAGCTGCAACATGTGATGACGCGGGATGAATTCGACATTGCTGTAGCAAACACCGTCAACGTTGCAACAGAGCTGGAAGGCGTGAAATTGCAAAAGGCCCCTCTCATCCATATGGAGGGCGACCTTGTGTCCCTTGCACGAGAAGGACAAAAATACAGGCTTGAAAAGGGCCACATCGAGGCGTGGACGCAGGAGTATGAGGACAGATTTAACGAGGAAATCAAGCAGATTCAGCTGAAAGAATTTGACTCTTATTTCCTTGTGGTTGCCGACCTTGTGCGGTATGCGAAACAGCACATGCTGGTCGGCCCAGCGCGTGGCAGCGCAGCAGGAAGCTTGGTATGCTACTGCCTCCAGATCACCGAGGTTGACCCGATTCCATATGATTTGCTTTTCCAGAGGTTCATCGATGTCAGCCGCGCCGACCTTCCAGACATTGACATTGACTTTGCGGACACAAAAAGGCACCTTGTCTTCGAGTACCTGCAAGGGAAGTACGGGGCCGGAAACGTCGCCAAACTAGGCAACATTAACACGCTGAAGGCCGCGTCCGTCATGGCCCAGGTCGGCAAGAAGTTCAGCATTCCTGTTAATGAAACATTCCAAGTCAGGAATGCACTAATTGAATACAGCTCAGGGGATGCACGTTATGGAAAAGGACTTGAAGACACGTTTGCAGGAACGGAACCGGGAAAGTCATTCCGCTCGCGCTTCCCTGCCGCTGCACGTTGCATGGGTGATCTCGAAATCCACCCAAGCCATACCGGAGTCCATGCGGCGGGCATCCTGGTGTGTAACGACCAGATCAGCGACTATTGCACGGTCACCAGTGAGGGCGTTGGGCAAATCGATAAGCCAGATAGTGAATATCTTAATCTGCTTAAAATTGACGCACTTGGACTTCGCACACTCGGAATTATTGAGGATACAGGAGTGGTTACGGCAGAAACCCTCTACAGCATCAAGTTTGACGATCAGAGTGTCCTCGACATCATCAATGACGACAAGGTCAGCGGCATATTCCAGTTTGAAGGTGATGCTGTACGGTCAGTTGCACGTTCTGTGCATGTCGATGCATTCTCCAAGATCGATAACCTTACGGCTCTTGCGCGTCCCGGCCCGCTCGCGTCAGGGATGGCCCAAAAATACATTGCGCGAGCGGCAGGGAAAGAGCCAGTAAAATACGATGTGCCGCAGCTGGAGAAGTACCTCTCTGACACTTACGGCGTTTTCCTGTACCAAGAGCAGATCATGTCCGTGGTAAAGGAAATCGGCCTGTTCGATTGGGTGAAGACTTCGGCAGTCCGAAAAGCCATGTCAGGGCGCAAGGGAGAGGAATACTTCAACCAGATGGGCGCTGACTTCGTGAAAGGTGCAACTTCACAAGGCGTGCCAGAAGACCAGGCCAAGAAAATCTGGCAGGAAATGGTAACCTTTGGCTCATGGGGCTTCAACAAGTCTCACTCTGTTTCATATGCGGTTGTAACTTACTGGACCTGCTGGCTGAAGCGATACCACGGATTGGAGTTTGCTGCAGCCTGTCTGCGTTCGGCCAAGGATGATGAGCAGACGATTGCAATTTTGCGCGAACTGGCTAAAGAGGGTATTTCTTACGCGCCCCTGGACCCTGACCACTCTGATGTGAACTGGACAGTTGCCGATGGGCGGCTGATCGGCGGCATCATGAATGCCAAAGGATACGGCCCGGCCAAAGCTGCCATCTACGTCAGCAAGCGCAACGCAGGGACGCTCACCAATGCGGACAGAGAACGACTGGCCAAGGCCGAAGTCCAATTCAGCGACTTGCGCGAGGCGCACACAAAATGGGGCCATTATTACGACAACCCGAAGCTGTTGAACGTTTTGCGCGGTGGCATAATGGAAATGAAGCACGTTGGCGACCGCGAAGAAGCTGTGGTGTTCGGAAAACTCACCAAGAAGATTCTTGCAGATGAAAACGAG